AATTTGATCCATCGAAGGGTGTGGTCATTGACATCGAGAACATTCAGCTAGGCTGGCTCAAGTTATCAGGTGGACGCGATTGGGTCGAATGGCCCAACAACGATCCAACGAACACGCCAAAGCCATCCGACGCTCACAAGCAAGCGTTTTCAGTTAAACTTTACAGCACTAAACTGTTCGATGACGAACCCGTGCGCGAACTATGTACATCACAGCAAGGCATGATGATGTTCATCAAAAAGCTGTACGAAGAAGCAGAGAAAAGCGGCAACATGAAAAAGGGCGAAGTCCCAGCTGTCGCAATCAATAAATCCAAAGAAAAGCTAAAGATCGGTGCGGGGTCAACGCGCGTCCCGCCATTCGAAATTCTCAAATGGGTTGACCGTCCAGAGGAACTTGACGGCGCCGCACCAGCACCAGCCGCAAAAGCGCCCGAACCTGACACCTCTTCCACGCAAGGCGCAGACGACGACGTAGAGTTCAGCATCTAGTCGTTTTACTGGGGGCGGTGCGCCGCCTCCATTTTTTGTGGGGTCGAGTTATGTCAAATAAATTACAATGGGCGAAATTTTGGGCCGATAAGGGGTTCAGCGTTGTACCTGTCCACTACGTCAAAGACGATGGATCGTGCAGCTGTTCACGCGGGTCTGAATGCGAAAGCCCAGGAAAACACCCAGCGCCAAGCCGCTGGAAGAAATATCAGGAAGAACGCGCCGACGTTGACCAGCTGGAAATGTGGTTCGAAGGGCGTTTCAAAGATCACAACATTGGCGTCGTTACTGGCGCAATATCAGGGAATGTTTATGCCGTTGACATCGACATTGCCGAAGGAAAGCAGGGCCAAGATACGCTTGACGATCTGTGCATGGCACACGACGATCTGCCGCCGACCTTCGAGCAGCGCACGGGATCAGGCGGCAAACACATCTTTCTACGCGCACCCGAAGACATTTCTATAATCACGGGCAAAAACGTCTTGGGTGATGGCGTAGATACGCGCGGCGAGGGCGGTTTCGTCGTCGTCGCGCCCAGTAACCACAAATCAGGACACAACTACAGCATCGAGGATTGGGCGAGGGGCAACGAGATCGAAGACAGCCCAGATTGGTTGACTGAACTGGCGAAGACAGATGCAGCGCGGCCCGAAGGAACGCCGATGCAAGACCAGAAAACCAACATGTGGGGTGATCTGGTTGACGGGCGCGAAGGATACATGGTGCAGCTGATACTCGGCACCATCCGTACATGGTGGGCAACGAAAGGCGTGTTGCCGACCATCGAAGAACTGGTCGAAGACGCATGGCCCACGTTCGAACGCAAAGCAAGAGCGCGCGGATCGTCACTCGCTGACGACGGGCGCGGCAAAGACCTGTTTCAGCGCAAGGCTTGGTATCAGCTGAAGCGCGCACAGAACAACGAGTTGCGGATACTACACAACATAGTACCTGGCTCACAAAATACTGCTGTCGGCTCCCTTACCTCTGACAGTGGTAGATCCGAAAGCCAAGTCACGACCCCGACGAATGATGGCTTTCGGATCACAGATTGGGGGATGAACCGTTACGACGGCGAACCGCCAGAAATGGAATGGCTGATCGACGGTATCCTTCCGCGTCGAGTTCCTGGCCTCATTTCTGCGATTGGCGGCTTGGGGAAGTCGTTCATCCTTCTCGACCTTGCCATGAAAGTCGCGGGGGGCGATCAGGGTATGCACCAAGAAGTAGCACTCGGAGGGCGTGTTACCCACAATGGCAAGGTCGTCTTTTTCGGCGCAGAAGACAGCGCAAACTCGATGCATCGACGGATTGCAAGTATCGGTGGGCCGAACTTGCGTGATCGAGCGGCGGGAAAACTGTTTGTCGTGCCAATGCCAGACGCTGGTGGCCCTACGCCGCTCATTGTCAACGCGATGGGGCAGTATGGAGTCACCCCTGCATATGAGGAAATACGCAAGCAGCTGCTCGAACTTGGAGACATCGCGCTCATTATCATCGATCCGCTACAAGCGTTTGCAGCTGCCGACATCAACACTGATCCCGCAGCTGGGCAATATTGGTGGTCGCTCATGTCGCATCTGGCTGTCGAGTGCAACGCAAACATCCTAATCGCGCACCACATGCGCAAGGATGGCGCGTTTAACATCACCAAAGCAACGCAAGCGCGTGAGGCGATACGCGGCACGACGGCTCTCGTTGACGGCGCTCGATGGGCATACGGATTGTGGGCCATGAATGAGGCTGACGAGTTGGTGCTGGCGCAGAAGATGGACAACATCGAAGCGGGTGTCGGGCAATGCGCGCAAGGGGCTGTCGTCAAGACGAACGACGCGTGTGACATGCATATTCGCAGCTTCATTCGTGATGACACGGGGCTGCTGATGGATCGCACGATGGAGGTGCAGACAGTATTGGACGCATCAACCAAGCTGGATAACGGGCAAACGCGCGCGATCTTTGAAGAAATCAACCGTCGTTGGAACACAAGCGAACCGTTCAGCATCGCCGCAAACACAACGCGCAGCCTACAGGCATACTTACACAGTGATTACGGAATGCCGAAGCGCGCAGCCAAGTCTTACATCGAAGCCTGGTCAACGCAGGGGTTCATTGAAAGCACAATCCACGACACGAAAACAAAAACGAAGGGCATCAAAGTAATCAAAGCCCCAGATCAACCGCAGAGTTGGAGCATGTACGGATGACACAAGAAAGAGTGAAGATCATACAGCAGATCAAACGACAGGCAGAAATTATGGTGATCGATCTGCAAAAGCAGCCGCAGCGCCTCACACAGAAGCAACGCGCGGAAAACATCTTGCACTTAGCAAAGAGTTTTCTGCGCTGCCCTGAGTGCCACGGCGACGGATACATCACAATCGAAATCCCGAAACCCGATTATGTGAATGGCGGTTACATCGATACCAGCCAAGAGACATGTGATGTGTGCGGCGGGGATCAGGAAATCACAGAACTGGAGCAACTGTTATGACGGAGAGAAAATTTCCAAAGGTGACATCGAAGGTCATCATTACATTCACCGACGGCGAGGTGGTCGAATACATGATAACAGCTGGTGCTGGCATATCGCGATACCTTGCCGACAATGCAACGGAAAGCGGTGTTCTCTGCTTCTGGGATAAAGATGACCGTTCTTCGATCAGCATACCCGTGTCGCAGATTAGACACTACCGCATCGAAGAGCAGACGCAACAACCAGAGCCCGAAATGAAAGAACAACTCGACGCACTGCTCGAACGCTTCAACACATTGGGTGGGACATGGCGTGGGGCAAAAATCGGGAACGTCACAAACGGCAACGATTAGAACATACAAGGCTTAGAATGCAGAACCAGTACATGAGAGGCCGCGTGATGCTCGAAGAACAAATCGACAAATGGGCCGTCGCAATCGAGCAGCTACAAAAAGAAAACGAACAACTGAAGCAACGCATCGAAAAACTCGAAAATCGTTACTTCCGCCCACTTCCGCCTACTTCCGCCAGCGGAAGTGACGCGGGGTCAACACGCAAAAACGGCGGAAGTAACAGGGGGGAACACCCAAAAACGGCGGAAGTAAAAAATGATACAGCATAAAAATAAGGGTTTTTTGGCGGAAGTGGGCGGAAGTAAGGCGGAAGTAAACCCCCGTACCCCCTATACATTACTTCCGCCAACGCGGATTAGTAATGTTTATTGGGTGGTACGGTACAACGCGTACTCGACGGATTGGAGGCAACGTCATGCCTGTTAAATCACGTTACAACAAAGTTCAGAGGCAACGAAAAAATGATGATGCTGACCAACAATGGTTCGCACCAGCGATGTGGAGTGATAAACGATCAGAGATATGTCGCGCAGCCGTCAACTCCGTAGACAAGGTTGCCCGTGACCTCGAACAACGATGGGGCATCGGTAAACTCGAAGAACTCGCATCACCAAAACTCGCTGTTCAGTTTGAACAAGCCAGACAAAACTTCTCTGAAGCAGCGAACGGCGATGACCATAACTACCTCGTACAAAAAGCCGAGAACCTCATAACAGGATGGAAAGCGCTCGAAGCACAAGCCATCAAAAATGGACACTCACCAGATGATGCCGAAGTCTGGTACGCAATCGCGCCTGAAGATGTCGGAGAATACACGTTCGCCATCGTTAAGAATGGAAGTGATGCCGCAGTCGTGGATCGCAACAAGTATCCCCGCGTCTACTCCCTCGATGAAGTCGCAAGAATAATCCACAACTTCGAAAACTCGATGATCCGTAAAGCTAAAGAAGTCTTCCCAAACAGCACAATCACAAAGATTGGAGACAACACAAACAAGGAGCCACCAAATGACCCAATCCCCTTCTGAAATCACATTGCGCCAGGACATGCTGCGCAAAGCCGAACAACTCGTTGCAAATGGACGCAACAATGAATACGGCGAACCAACCGACAACATGCAGCGCACAGCAGAAATGCTTGCCGCATATTTTGGAAACAGAAACGGGAGAAGCATCGAAGCCGAAGACGTTGCGGCGATTGGAGTCATCCTTAAATTGGGGCGCCTAGCCCACAACCCAGCCCATGAAGACAGTTGGACAGACATCGCTGGATACGCAGCCATCGGATATGAATGCATAAAAAAGACCAGCCTTGCGGCTGGCCTCGGTGAATTGCTGAAAGATGCCGTCGAAAACTAGAGCAACTTATTGTTCGTCCATTGCGGTTCGCTGGCTGCTTCGATCTTTGCAACGCCCCAGCTTGTAACGTCTTTGCGTTTGGCTAACCTGTCGGCTGCTAACATGATTGGATCAGTGTCCCGAAATATTTCGTAGTGGTCATAATAAGTTTCGGGCAACGGATCGTCTGGTTTGGTCGTGTAAAATAAAACGTAAGGCATGATCGATGCTCCTAGAATGGCGGCTGGCGGCTTCCCGCCATTGTTGAATGCGTAGGATACCAGATCAGTTCACATTTATCGCCAATCGCGTCTTGGTATTCATTGCGAACGCGTTCGGCTGCTGCTCGATCATCGTGCGACAGGCGCTCCAGTTCCTCGGTTTTCCAGCGTATAATGTAAGCCATGTCATTTCCTCCTATGCTACAGCGACAAACACGCCATCAGGTACATCGATCACCGTGTAATCGTGTTTAATGTTCCGCGCGTATTGCTCATAATCAAAATACTGCTTTAGCCAATCACTATGCTTGCACTGGTGGCAAGACATCATCTCATCGGCTAGTTCGTCGGCATACTCTTGAAAGCTACTGTGAACGCCGTGATTGTCGTCCAGCATCTTTTGTGCGCCCTCAATGTCGTCTGCGTAATTGATAACAGCCTTGACCGTATCAACGTCAAAGTCGCTGGTTTCGATCAATCCCGCCACCTCGGCAACCCGCTCAAGTCCTGGGTATTCGCCCAAATTTGGAAAGCCGTCATAATCGTGAATAGCGTATTCTTCGGCGTTCGGCTGCGGCGATGATTGCAGCACCTTGTCAACGCCCTCTTGCAATTCGTCAACGTCGCTGGATGCTTCGATCCATGCGCCGTGCAGCTGCCCGTTGTTGTACGCGGCAAGACATGCAACATAAATTTTCATGTGTGTTCCTTTCTTTTGCGCTCGATGTCTAACAACATCTAGGAACGCCCATCGCTGGGCGCTCTCCGCTGGTGTTAGAGTAGCAAAAGCAACCAAAGCATTGCGAATAGGCCAACGCATCCAATGATGTCGCCCAGCAGCTCAACAGGGTTGCGCGTGTAGTATGAGAATGCTTCTTTGATTTGTTCCATAACTGGCTCATCCTCTCTAGGCGGCATTGTCGACCGTATCTTTCGACAGTTTCAAAATCAGAATGTCGTAATCCATGATGCGGGCTGCTCGCGTGTTCGATGGGCGCGACCACTGGTCTTGCTCCATGTTCTTAACCTTTATGCGCAATATCTCGGCAAACTCTGCGTTAGTCTTGGCTGCTCCGTGATAGTGCTTCAGCACGTTGATTTCGGATTGCTCCCACTTAGAATATTCCATTGTGAACCTCATTTCGTTTGCTTTCTTTTCTGCAATCAATTCTTCAAGATCGGTTTGGCGCTCCCCAAATTGGGAAGCGCTGCCGTTGTCAAAAATGTCTGGCTGGTAGGTCATGCGTATTCCGCCAATATCTGATTGATGATGGACGGCTGCTCACGCTCGATGCTGGGCCAGCTGCGAACGTCAGACCAGTTGCTTTGCGTGTCGCGAATGTTCCACTCGATGCCTTTTGCTTTTGAAGCCTTGTGGAATTTGTACGCATCGCAGTCTTCTTCGAGCGCGAACATCAATTCACCATCGATCTTGCTGGCATAGCTGAACGCAG